TTTGGATTTAACACACCGAAATATGGTCCTGGCACATTAGCTTGTCTTAATGTAGCTACTGCTTGGAAAATTTTATCGACTGTTAATTCTTGACCACCACCACCAATGCTTGTTGAAAAACCATCAAACAATGCTGTTAAGTCTTGATCCATTTTAGTTGCGATTGCCTCGCCAAATAATCTACCGATGTCAGCTGCAACATTTCTTGATGCAGAATTTCTCGCTAGGTCTGTTAATGTAGTCATGATTCCGACCTCACTCGCAGTTATAGTGACTGATGTTGGATTGACTGCTGTGTTAGAAAGATCAGATGCCTCACTTACAGCTGCTGCTGAAACTGTTGAATAAATCGGTACTTCTACTGATTTACCACCACCAGCAATAGTGTAATTACGGACAAGACCTCTCATAACGGATTGCTCGCTTGCAACGAACAATGCCTCTGCAACGATTTCAGTATATAGTTCCGATATCGTG